TTCGTTATGAAACACTCGGGCTATTGCCCGAAAGTGCATACGTGTCATGCCGCCCATTAGAACGGCTCCCCGCTGTTCACAGCGTGACCCCGTGCATCCTGCACAGCGATCAAGACATGCTTTAGCGTGGACTCAGCGTGCGCCAACGTGGCCTCAGGAGTGTCATGCTTGGCCCTCAAGCCTGCCGTCGTCGCTTCTAGGCGTGACACCATGCCCGTCAGTTCCACAACCTTGGCTTCCAACTCAATCACGCGCCGTGTCTCGGCCCACAGCGACGCGGCGTCAGCCAGTGCCTCAACTTTGGACTCCAACACAGTCACACGCTGCAAGCCCTCATTCGCACCCTGAATCTGAGCCTCAACCTCATCGGCGTTCACAACCACCTGAGAGGACAGCAAACCACCATCCTCAAACGAGGCGTCCAAGTGCCATTGGATGACCTTCGTCACCAACTCAGTCGCACGCTCACCAATGGTACAATGGTTCCCCACGCTTATGTCGTTGTACTGACGCAACAGTTCAGACACAACGCTCTCAACGTCATCGCTGTTGTTGTTGTACTCCTCCGCAGCCTCACGGGCAGCATCGTACACGCCGTCAGACACAGCATCCCACGCATCCATGCTGATAGCATCAGCCACCTGCCTAGACACAGCGTCCCACGCTTGGTCCTCAATCTTCTCATCCACGCCGTTGCCGACGTTCTCCCAAATAGCCTGTGCGAACTCATCCACATCAGCCGTTGTCCTAAACTCAAACTCACTCATACTGGCACCTCCAATGCCTCAAATATGTCATTTACGGCTTCCGCAAGCAGGTCATCGTAACCGACACCCGCTTCCAGATCAGCAAACAAGCGCATAAGCACCTGCTCAACACTCTCACGCTTCATACGTGCACCTCTTCCTTATCCCAATACATCAACACACCAAGGGCGTCACGCTCAACCGCAAACCCATAATCAGCGGCCTCGTCGTTCGTCCACACATACTCACATGAGTAGTACGTGCCAAAGTCATGCGGGTTCGACTCAATACACAGCCGACCACCGTCAGGCTCAGGCCCGTAATGGCGTCTGATCTGCTCAATGAACCGTGCCAAATGCGCTCGTGCCTCACGAGTGTAAGCGTCGCCGCCCAACTGCGGACACGGCTCATCCCACGGTCCCTCACCTATATACATGCTGTCTCTCATCACGCACCTCCGTACGTTATAAATGGTTGCTTCCAACTTTCCCCTTCTCTCTCTCTCAAGAGAGAGAGAGAGAGAAGGGGGGTTCCATACGTGTCAACTCCGAACCTCATGCGCTGTCACCGCTAATACAGTCACCTCATCAGCCACGTACAGGTCCAACAAGACCTCAGCGGACTCCTCAGGCGTGCCTGTCATCTCCTCCATCTGAAACGTAACCACAACCCTATGTGTATTCATGCTCTTACCTCCTGTACGCGCCTATTCATTGCCAATGCATACTCATGCAGAACGTGCCAGTTGATGCAAGCACCTGTACGGTAACTAAGCCGTACGCTACGTGGGACTGGCGACTCCCCGTGGCTCGTCTGTTGGTTGACAACGGGGCAAAGACGGCCCAACCCCCTGAACAAGCACATGCAGCGAGGAGGGTGCCACCTGCTTAGGACAGGCACACCCTCCCCATTCGCCGCAACCGATTGTGCTGCGGGTGGAGGTGAGGGGAATCGAACCCCTGTCCACAAGCGTCCGACATGCGGCTTTCACTTGCGTCGAAACCAGAACCACCCCCGTGGCGCCTGTTGCGGGGGACAAACCCTACCGCTTCTTGGACAGGCAACGCTATGCGCAGGGACAGGCAACTCCTACACACACCCACACGCTACGACTCCTGAGCCATAGTCTCCAAATGCGTCTGCGCCCACTCCTGCACATCCTCCATCTCCATACACAGCGCCTGCAACGCCTTAGGCAACGGCGACTCATCGTCAGCCCACACAAGCGCATTCACCAACTTGTCAACACCCGCACCATCCATGAACACGGCGTACAAGTCCTCATTCGCATCCACACACGTTACGTCAATCATTTCAGCACCTCCTGTGCATCGTGGAAACCAGAAAAAGTTCGACCTCCCCTTCTCTCTCTCTCAAGAGAGAGAGAGAGAGAAGGGGGCTTCACACGCTAGTACTGCCAAACGTCAACACCCGCCCACGACGCTGCAAAGTACATGAACCCACACACGAGCGCAGGATACATCCCACACATCGTCCACAGGAACCCACGCGGCGTATGAAACCACCGCACATACCTACATACCCAACACCCGCTCATGCTGCAACCTCCTCATCCACGCCCTTGCGACCATGAGGGAAGTGGACAGCCTCCCACGCCTCCGCACTAGCCTCACAACCCTCATCGTCACAGTCGTGACCCTCATACTCGCAGGCGGTGGTGGTGAACCAGTCGTCAACCTCATCCACACACATACCCACGCTCCCGTAGGTACCACCAAACAACCCCTCAGCCAACACCCACTCCGCAAGCGTGCAGGTCTGTGAAGCATACAACTCCTCACTCCACGCCACACTCGCCCGTGGGTTCCGAATCTCAGCCATCTCCTGCGGGTCAGGCCAATCTTCCCAATCCAACACACGCCCCGCGTCATAGCCGAGCATACGCAGCAACTCCACCTCACCAAGCGTGTACCTGTCAGGCTCCAAAGCCGACTGTACGCGCCCAAGCATCTGTGGACAGTCCCACAGCGCCTGTGCAAACTCTGTCGTGGTCATAAACGCACCTCCGTACGTATGTACACATGGGCAGGATTACCCATGCGTGTGCACACCCGCAGATGTACACACGCATGGGTGCGGCTCCCGAAGGAGCCGCACCCACACACACTCGCTAGGCGGAGAGTCCGTGGGACTTTGCAGCCTCACGCACCCGCAGGACCTCGCCGCCCCAACCCTTCTCCGTGGCGATTGCCAACGCCTTGGCGATGGCGGCTGCACACTTGGGTGCGTCACCCTCGTTCATGGCCTGCGTTGCTGCCCCGAGAAACCCGTTCAGGCTACGGTAGTCATGCTTGTTCTTGGCCGACTTCGCCGCCTTCGACACGGGCACGTTGGGACGCTCCACGACGTTGGTCATCGACGGCGTGTCCACCTTGGTGGACACCGTGGGCACCTGCTCGCTGACGCCGCTCAACGCACCGCACAGGGCGGTCAGGGCATCGAACTGAGCGTTGGTGATGGTGATGGTCTTCATGGTTGGCCTCCTCAGCCTTGGTTAATGGGGGTTTCTCTTTCTATTCCCCATCAGAGATGGGGATAGAAAGATAAACCCCCATTAGATACTCTCTCCAACAAATCTATAGATTTGTTGGAGAGAGTAAAGTTGGGAATGGTTCTCAGTACTACGTACTGAGAACCATTCCCAGCCACCATCATTACAAATCTATAGATTTGTAATGATGGTGACAGTCCGACGACCAGCCAAAAACCACTCCATCTCTCAGTACTGTGTACTGAGAGATGGAGTGAATAAACGGGGTATCGCTTACAACTCCGTTGTAAGCGATACCCCACCAAACCAGAAAACGTTCTTATGACTGAGTAAGTACTCAGTCATAAGAACGAAGAACCAGCCAGCCAGCCAAACTTGCTTCGTAATAACTAACAGAGTTAGTTATTACTCAGCAAAAAGATGGGTTGCCGAGCCGTCCAGACGCCCGCATCATGCCTGCCCACATGCGTATGACCTGCCCCGACCCCCCTCGGGGGGGCACCCGCGCGTTTTGTATGTATTATATCTATTGAGGGGCAGATTGTGCAAAAAAAGAACCCCCTGTGGGGGGTTTGTGCGCTTGTATGCGTTATTGGTTATTTACTCAGTACCATTCCCCGTCGCTGGAAGGCGACGGGGAATGTTTACTCAGTACCAAGCACTTATGGGTTGAAGTGTCCCATTTTTGTTCATTGGGTTGGTACAATGCCCGTTTGGGACACCTGCGCTTACAATCAGGAAAGGGGTTTCATATGGCTCAAAACGGTGGCGGCAAAGGCTGGAAAACAGACGCAGACACAGGCAAACAAGTCATGCCGCCTGTATGGCGCAACTTCCTAGACTGGCTGCTAATGGGACCAGAGCGCGAACCGTACACGCAGAAAGCGTGGGCGGAGGCGAACGGAGTCCACGAGGACTCCCTGCGCCGATGGAAGCGCGACTCACGATTCATACGAGAATGGGACCGACGCGCTGCCGAACTAAACATTAACCCTGAAAGGGTTCAGAGCGTCGTAGATGCTCTTTGGCAGCGGGCGTCGGCGGGGGATACGAAGGCTGCGTCTTTGTATTTGCAGTATGTGGAGAAGTTTACGCCGAAGCGGCGTTTGGTTGTTGATGATGCGCGTGAGGTGGCTGGTATGTCTGATTCTGAGTTGGCTGATGCTTTGGAGTCTGAGGTTGTTGGTCTTAGGGCGGTATCGTGATTCCTGAGGATGAGGTAGAGTGGGAGGATGCAGATGAGGTGTTGTCCTGTGCGGTGTTGTCCTGCGGATTGGAAAATCCCGAAATTTGTGAATCTTGCCAGTAGATGGCGGGAATGCAGCCAAGGTTATCGGTGCGATTGCTGCTCTTGTTGCTGCTGTCGGCGGGTTTCTAGTGGCCGTTAGGGGAGATTCTCCAGATTCTTCGTCTGGGGGTGTGACTATTGTTTTGCGTGAGGTTGGCGATTACGAACGTTTTTTGGACGATAATCCCAGCCATTGGCGAGAGTGAGTTGTTTCGGTGAGTCGGCTGGGGGAATTGAGGCAGGAGGCTGAGTGGCGTAAATGTCAACGCAGCGAAGTCTATTTTTTGGAAAATTATTGGCATATTGCGCATCCTGCTCATGGCCGTATTTTATTCAAGTTGCGTGGGGCGCAGTCTGAGGCGTTGCGTCGGTGGGAAAGTAATCGTTATTCGTTGACTTTGAAGGCTCGTCAGATTGGGTGGACGACGTTGGTGTCTGCGCATCAGTTTTGGTTGGCGTTTTTTCACGACGATCAGAAC